CTCCGCTAACAGGGTGCCGTGGAAAATTTGGGAATTCCAGAGGGATCGCGAAAGAGAATTCAAGTGACGGCGCGTCTCCGGAGTAATACGGTTGAACACGATCAGATTTAGGAGGATAGACCCGCACATAGTCTTCGATGGCGGCCCACATATTCTCAGGAGTCTTTGGATGTTTTTCCTTTCGGATGACAAAGTCTCCCCATTCATGGGTGAAAGTCGCGTATGCTCGTGCAAGGGCAGCAGAAGTGTCAAGGCCATTGTGATAGATCTCCCTGTATAGTCTTTCGAGGGTTGCGGAAAAGCAGGCTCCCGCATGGAGATCGATCGAAGGCTCGGGGGGTCGAAGGCCGAAGATGAACTCGTTTTTGAATTTCTGGTGACAGCTTCTGAAGCTGTTTATCATTGTTGAGTCGATGTGTTGCGGGAGGACGGCTTGCGGGGTCATTCTTTTCGATCCTTGGATTCGAGGATTTCGTGCTCTGCGCCGGGGGCGAGGATTGCGATGTCGGGGCGGTCGCCTCGGCAGATTTGGCAGATTATTCGGGTGGAGGGGTGTTCTTTCAAGACACGCTGGCCGGAGGGATAGATCCCGACTTCATGTCCGCATTTAGAGCAGTGTGAGGTGATCTGCTCGGGGTGCATGCGGTGCATGTCTGAAAGACGCATTACGATTAGTTCGATTAGAGACATTAGAGGGTGTCCAATGTGGGAGGTTCGGCGGCGCGAAATTCGGCGGCGAGCGTGTCTAACATCTCGTCGGGGTCCCCATTATTATTGAGGTCTAGGGTCTGGACCCCTGGGAGAGAGATGTAGTTTCGGTTGTCTCCGCGGAATTCGAAGCCAGCTCTGTGGATTCGGATCAGATGGCAGTTGTCGGGGCCTACGAAGTTGACTATGAACTTCACCTCGTCGGTGAAACCAACGTCGTCAATGATGAAGTGTTTGTAGAACTGTTGTTGTTCGAGGCAACGCTTCAAGAGAAGCCGGCCGAAGATTTCTGTGCCGAATTTGGCTCTCATGAAGTCGTCGGCGAAGTCGATCATGGTGTCGCGGATGTCGGCGGGAGGGATTTCGTCGTCGGGTCTTGATTCGAAGTTCAGTTTTGCGAGGGTGAATAGGTTTTCTCTTTTCGTCTTTGAGTCACGAAGGTCGAAAGAATAATCGATGGGACCCTCTTCTGGAAAGAAGGTCCCATATATCATTTGACGGATTGGTTCGGCGAGAGATTCGACCATCGTGTGTTGGTCTAAATCGACTATAAGAGATGCTAGAGTCGATTTCCCTGCGTCGGTGGGTCCATTCAGGAATACGAATGTTGGAAGGTCTAGAAACATCACAGAACGTCCAGGGTTGGCGTTATGGCTTTCTTTCCGCCAGAGACGCGGGCTGCGGGGGAGGTTTTCTTTCGCAAGACTCGGGCGATTGCCACTAATTCTTGCAAAGCTTCATCGCTCAATTGCTTAAAATCGCCATTCGGAGCGGCGCCGATCAAAGCGGACCGGCGCTCGAAGAGCTTAACCGGGTCCCAAGAATTAAGGTGCTCGTAAGAGTCCATAATCTGGGTCAAGTGGTCTTCTCCTTTTCGGGTTCTGGATTCTCACGTCTGTTTACGTAGTCGGTCAACAAGTCGGTCATAACGCGCGAAATTGCACCGTACTCCATCTTATTCAAGACCGGGTCCCAATGGAAACGTGAGAAGCGAGCTAAGAGGGTTGCGGGAAAAGATACCTTCTGTTGAACGTAAGGTTCGGGGGTCTTCTGGCGGCTCATTTTAGTGAACTCGAGATAGAATGGGCCTGTTATCGCACTGATAATGGCCCCAAATTAAGCCACGATCAACATGAAAATTCGAGGTCTCGATAAGTATTTCAGAGCTTGTCGAGACCGGGGGTCTTTTTCGGTACAGTTGTGACGTCACGAAGCTCTCCAAGAAAGTCTTCGACCCCACCCGAATCGGGAGCAGGGGTTGGAACTTTGTATTCACTGATTTCTGGTTCAACGACTGCGATCCCGGCGGATTTGAGTGCTGGTAGGAATTCGGAGTCGCGGGGGGCGACTATGAGAATTTTGGGATCTTGCTCGTCTTTTCGGGCGCTACAGCGGTATAGCTGTTCCCAGTCGGGATGCTTTTCGCGCTTCATTGCGACGCGAAGGGTGTTGATCCGGTGCAAGAATCTGGTCGCTAGTGCTTCGGTGTCGAAGGTGATACGGATTTCTTTATTCGCGCCTTGACGCATTACTTCTTGCAGTTCTGCACCGAAGGAGCTAAGAGGCATATGCTTCGAGCGGGTCATCTTACTCTCCAGATAGAAAAGGCTGGGAGGAGGGGCTCTCCTCCCAGAAAGGTGCTATTCGGGTTTTGCGGGCGACGTTGGTTCGTCGGAAACTTCTTCGCAAGTCAATAGGTAGTCGACAGCTTCCTCTTTGAGGGCGTTGTCGAGGGCTTCGTCTATGATTGCGGTGTAGCGGTTCATGATCTCTTGAGGATCTTCCTCAGAGGGATCGTCGATGTTAATCGTCAGCTTCAGTTTCATCGTCGCGTACCTTTCTGGCTTCTAAAAGCATGACAGCGATAGAGCCCATTATAAACGCCGCGGTCATATGGATCGGGTAGTTCGCACTTCGCGCGTCTGCCTGATCGGTGTACTTCTTGGATTCAGCGATGGCGGCGTGGATCATCGCGTCGAGTTGGTGGCCAGTTAAGCCGACAAACATTAAAGCTTCTCCTTTCTTCGTTGTTTCTTTTTGCGGGATTTTGAGCTCTTTAGCCCTTGGATTCGAGCTTTCTCTTTTTTATTATAGGCGCGGGCGAATTCGAGTTCTTCGTCCACGTTCAGTTTGCGGGATTTGGCGAAAGAGTGTTCGTAGCCGAGCGAAGTCATGATCGCCATGATAGTTCGGTTTTGGGGGGATTTGGTCCCTCCGAATAGCAAAGCGCGAACAGTATTGATGTTCAGGCCAGCCAAGTCGGCGACGACTTGGAGTCGCTTCTCCAAACCTTCATCTTGGACCACCGTCTTGACTCTGTCACAAACGGGGTCTTTGTCGATGAAGCGATACGTGCGAAGCACGCGATAATAGGTCATTTCTTCACCGCGCGCTTCGGAGTCTTAATGGGTCTTCCGCCCTTGGTCTTCGAGCCCCACGGGGCTCGCTTAACTGGTGACTTCGCCGTGGTGGTCAAGGCGCCCCGGCCGTGGAGATGGATAGAGATGACTCCGTCCATCCGGTCGATCTTCGCAAAGACGGGGCCGAAGAGCTTCTCTTCAATTTCAATTGTCAGTTTCATTGGTTTTGGCATTGGGTTTCTTCTCTTCTGGTCTGCGGGGTCTCGCAGATATGGTGAAGGAATATAAATGATTTCTGGCCTGGGCGAGGGTGTTTACTCGATGCACTGCGGGATGGTGAGCCCAAGTATGCACTGAAACGTCCAGACCGATTGCGAGGACTTTGAGGCCGCTCGCGATTGCGACCCCACACTCTACAAGCGCGCCTTTAAGTCGGGGCATTGCTTCGCGACCATAGAGCATTAGAATGTCGGAGTCCCGGATCTCTTTGAAGTCTAGAGTCCAGTGGTCAGCGAATTCTTCAGGCGTAGAGACGGCCTCGAGATAGGTCTTGGTGATCCAGGTCGAGGTCCAATGAACGAAAGCCCATTGGGGGTCTTCGCTCAGCATTCTTCCGACCCCGTGCCGGTCGAAGGCAGAGGCGAAGTAAACGCGCGGCTTGTAGAGGATGTCGGACATTTTTTACCTTTCGCCGGACAGTTCGCCGAGCTTTTCGAGTAGACCTTGTTCGACCGCTTTGGCTACTTCAGGTTTCACATTCGGTTGAAGTAGGCCGGTGTCTTCGGCGACATGGCGGGCTTCGTCGAAAACCAAGGCCACTGTTGCGAATTGGGTCAAGAGGCGGACTGTCATTCGCTCGGCGTGGGCGCGGGCTTCAACGGCGCGCTGGAGTTGTTCGTTCGCCAGTTGGGCTTCGGCTCTGGCGACGAATAGTTGGTCCATCAGGGATTTCCTTTCGGATTCGAAATGCTCGCGCATTCCCTGAAGTTGACGGTCGATCGACATAAAGTGGTCCATTGCGCTCATTCTGGTGCCTCATCTTCCTCTTCGTGGTTGCGGGATACTCGGATGTGGGAGGCGATCTGCTTCCCAGTCATTACTCCCACAGTCTTAAAGACAAAACCGTGGGAGCAAGCAGTGTGGCCGAAGGTCTCGAACCAGTTATGAACTCGATCTTGGGCCTGACGCTGGCCTTGTGGGTCGAGGCATTCCACCTCGATCACTAGTTGGTGTCTGCGTTTTCTTGTCATTATGTTCCTTATACAGCTCTATGAGAGCGGTTCTTTCTGCCTCCAAACATATTTCTTTTTGGGTGATGATTTGGATCTCACTGCGCAATTCACGAATTCGTTTGTCAAGCCGTCTCATAACTGGTCCAGTGTCGGTTTGGTGTTTCGGGAAGAAGGATTTGGATTCGTAGTCTGAGTCTGAATGGTTTTGTTTCGGGCTTCTCTCTCCTCTTGAAGTTGTAAGAAGGTCTGGCTGACGGCGCGGTCGAAGGCGCCGCTCAGGACTGCGGTGAGGCCGTCGCGAAGCTGTTTGGCCATCTCGTAGTCGAGGCCAAAGCAACGGCCGTTCGTGTGGAAATAGATTACGTTCTCGTGGGCGCGAATCTCCAATTCATGAAGGTGTGGGTGTGGGGGGAGAACGTAAGTTCTAGACATCGTAATCTTCTTTCATTCGCTTGAGCACTTTGCTTCGTCTCTCGATTAAGACAGGTTCGCCCCGCAAGTGTTTTTTAATCTCGCGGGCGGCGATCTCGGAGTCGAAAGAGCGCGGCTTGCGAGATTCATCGCGCCGAGGGCGCTCGAAGCCCCATCCGAGAAAGTAGACCCTGAAAGGATTCTCTCGGATGAGGCAGAAGAATGTGCGATATTCAGTCATGGAAAACCCGCTCGTCTTCGAAGGGGTCAAAGTCGTGTTTCCGGAAGATGGCTTCAATAGCCTCCATCGTCATGAGAAGCTCGTTTGCGATTATGAAGTCGGGAGCTTCGAGTTCGATCAGTCGAGCGAGGCGTTTTGCACGCATCTCGGCCATTGTGCGGATGTCGTCCTCGTCGTGTTCGAGGAGCATAAGGATCTTCTGGGATCTAGTCGGGAGCATCTTGGGCCTCCAGCGGGAATGTTATGCCTTTGCCGTAGGTCCATTCGGCGACTGTCGAGTCGCCGCCGTCGGTGATGATGACGCGCTCGACGAAGCCCATGCGGGCGCCGACCGAAGTCGTGAAGTGGACGAAGGCCTCGACGGCTTCTTTCGAAGAGACGAATGACCGTACCCGTTCGTAGAGGCCCTCGTCTTGAGGGGTGATGGGTTTGAAGAATTGGTAGACGCTAAATTCGTTTGCCATCACAATTGGTCCAGGGTTGGAGTGGTCTTTACGGGTTTGTCGGGAGTCGAAGGCGCCGGGGCGTATTTGCGCTTGAGGGTCTCGGCCCACTGAGCCGGGTTCGCAGTGATGATCATGTGGTCTTCTCGCTCGATCAGCTTCACGCATTCGGTGCAGACCGGGATCGGGCGGGGAGGCAGGTCGATGTATGTGACGGAGAACTTCGGCTTCAGTGAGTTGGCGGGCCGGAGATCCTTCATGCCGGTGAGTCGGGTCTTGGATGGGTGTATCCAGACTTCATAGAAGTGATTGAAGCGCTCTAAATGGCCGCAACTGGAGCATTTCTGGTTATGAATATGCATGACGTAAGAGTCGTGGATCATTTCTGATCTGTCGGACATTGTTGGTTTTTGTTGGGGATTTTGCATGAGTTCTTATCCCTTTTAGAGATCGTTGAGAGATGGAGTCTTGACTCCGCCGGGAGCGGCGGAGAGGGGCTTTTGTCGGGGGGCGCCAGAGCGCCCGATAGGTACATTCGCTTTATTGCAAGAGGTGCAGATGGTAACGAACTTGTTCGGGGCACGGGAGTTGTATTTTGAGGGATTTATGATGAATCCCATGTCGGAGGGGACTGTGTCCCCACAGCAGAAGCACCATGATGTGAATTTGTTCGGCTTGTCGGAATAGGGGACCTTCGCCGCCTTGGGGGGCGGAGGTGGAGGCGGAGCCTTAACGTTCGGCGGCGGGGAGCCGCGAGATGGACCTTGAGCCCACGGGGGATTGGTGCTTTGAGTTTGGCGCGGCGGAGGAGGCGCGGATGGCTTGGGAGGTTGAGGGGGCTGATAAGCGCGCGGGGGATTGCGGGCAAAGTTGTCGGGCGTGTCGATTTTGCTGAAGGGATCTTCAACAATGACAATTTTGCCGGTGATCAGTTTCTCCCAGTCCCAGCCGGCGCTCTGAAGCAAAGCGTTGGCTTTGCGGGCGGCGACTAGGACTTCGCCATCATTATTGCTCGTGGTCATCTTGAGCAGTTTGATGAGAAGTTCTTGTTTCGGAAGTTCGTCGGTCATTTTCTCTTCTCATTGTAGATGGCTTCAATGGTCTCGTGGGCGAGGATTCGCTGATGTTCGTCTAAGGCCGCGGTGACGCTCGCGGGGTTCGTTCGGTCAAAGCGGCGGTTCAGGATCTTCGCGGTCACTTTGAGCATTACGATTTCGGCGTCAGCTTGGCTGATGTCTTGGGAGTTAAACCATTGTATGAGGGCGTTGGCGGCCTGTGTTCGTTCTTTATTATCCATTTTGATCCCCATCAATTCCTCTGGCAAGCTCTTCAGTAAGGGAATGCCAATCCCTTAGATCGCGGCTAACGCCGCGATTTCGCTAGTCTTTTTTGTGCTCCAAAAAGCCACCGAATTTCTTTCGCTCGTCTTCGGTGAAATTGATGTCTTCGCCAAAGAGGGCGTGGCGGGCGCGTTTCTGGCCGAAGGCTTTGCCGGCTTCAAGCAGTTTGGCCTTTCGCACCCCGATCGAATTGGATTCGTTGGCGCCTAAAAGTTTCGCTTGCTGGTTGTTGTCGAAGTCGGCGCCGATAAAGGTGACGGCCCAGCCTTTTGCTCTGCACCAGTCCAAGATGGCTTTTGCCTGAACGTGGGTGGTGTATTTGCTCGAGGTTTCTTCGCCATCAGTAACGATGACGATCGAGGCGTTCTTGGGATCGAGGTCGCGAAGTTGGCGGCCCATAAGGTTAATGGCGTCGTAGAGGGGCGTACCGCCCCAGTGGGCGCCGATGGGGTCGTCACGGAAGGATTGCCAAGTGTCTAGAGTCGAGTTGCGAGCAACGTAGTTCAGGTCGTGGGTATCGAAGACCTGGATGATTCCGTGGGAGTTGATGTTCTGGGCCTTCATGACGTCGACCATGCCCTGCAGGGCGCCGAGAGAATCCCACCATTTGGTCATCATGGAAGATGAGCCGTCAAGCAGGATGTAGTCCAGTTGGGGAGCTTGAAGCGATCCGATTCGGTTCGCGATGGCGTTCTTAGTCATTGGCGGGATCTCCACTGAAGGATTGAAGGAGGTGTTCTTCCGATTCCCATGCGGGGAGTCCGGAGATGGTGAATTGATTCCAGATTGAAGGGGGGACCACGAAGCTCTTCGCCCAAGTGATCCCTTTGTAAAACATGGCGACGTATGTGTGGGAGCCGTCGGCCAGCAAGTGGGAGCCGTCGGGCATCTCGAGGTATAAGAGGGGGTCGTAGTAGGTGGTCCTGATTGCTCGCTTGAGTCGGGGGCGCTCGATTCCCCGATTCATGAGAATCATTTTTGCCATTCGCGGCTCGATTGGAGCGGAGAAGATGTATTGATCTCCGAGCCGCGAGGTGTGCTCGCGGATCAGAGTGACGGCGAAGCAGGTTTGGGCGCCGGTCGCGGGGTCGAAATGGGTGAACATTTGATCGCCCGGATTTCGGCGGAGTGTTTTGATGTCGAGAGGCATTAGTGGCACTCCGGGCCGGCGACCACAACGCTGGAGCCGTCGCTGAAGATTAAAACGATGTGGTTGTCGTCGTTTAGGTCGAAGAGGGTGTCGGGGTCGATCGAGTCGACCAGGTCTGCGAAGTGTTTCCCGATGTTCGAGATGGTGCAGGAGTCGAGGGATGGAAATAGACCTTTGAAGAGATCCGCTTTAGTCTGGATTAGCATTTGAGGTCCCCATGGAGCTGAATTCGGACGCAGATCGCCCGTGGGAAAAGTGTGCGCCAAAATGGGCCATTTTACAAGGGGGGCAAATGCATGGCAGGTATGCAGATTTGCATTGGTGCATTGCAACATGCATGCACATGCATCCCTAACTCGTTGCGTTTAGTCGTGGGACCCTAAAAAGACCCTGCCAAGACCCTCACAAGACCTTAACTTAACCCTGACTGCCTCATCTTAGGGGGAGTCAGCCGGGGGGTCTCTGATATTCATCTATATATATTCTATTCTATATATTAAAAAAAAAAAAATAAAAAAGTATATAAGAGTAAGAAGGAGGGAGGGGATGGATGTAAAATGGTGCCATTATCAGGCTGATAATGTGCCTATTTTGGTGGTCTCGAGGTCTAGAGGGATGCGAATAAGTGCATCAGTCGGTGACTCAACCATGAAGGCAGTAAGGGTCATGTCAGGGTCCTGTGAGGGTGGTTTGAGGGTCACTCGAGGGCCAGCTGAGCTGGCGGGGGATCTGAACTCGCGAAGTGCGCCTGTCGGTGTCTGGAGCGCGAACCTGTCGGTGTGAGCGCGAATCTGGACAAAAAAAAGCGCCCCGGAGGGCGCTATTGGGCGAATCTCCCGAGGAAATTTGGGAGTTCGTCCGAAAAGAGCAGCAGAAGTGCAACGAAGATGCCGATTTGCAACAGTACGCTCGGCCACCCGCCGCGCGATGGGTCGTCGTGGTACATTTGGGCCTCCTTGGCGCCGCATTTGCGCGGCGCCATCTGGGGGGATCAGAGGGAAGTGAGCTGCACTCCGCCTCCGGTCAGTTTGTCGTATTCGCCCTTAACCGCGGGATTCCGCAGCGCGAAGGCGCCGTAAGAGATTGCTCCCTTCGTATCGCTGGCAACGACTGCGCCGGTCTTTGGATCGACCTTATTATCCATCTTCGCCAAGTAGGGCGAGACGTCTTTTTCGCCCTTGGCTGCGGCGATTGCGGCCGCAAGCTTGTCCTTGTCGTATCGAACTCCACCGACTCCACCCGCGCGATCGGCCCAAACGCCGTCGTCGATCTCCTTGAATCGCGCTTCGACGAGTGAAATGGGGTTGATCGTGGGGTCGCCCTTTGGGCCGTTGACTGCGGAGTTGACAACGTTCCCTGCGAGAGTCAGACCGCCAAAAATGGCCAGCATGGTTCCGGGTTGACCGGCTTCGCCGCAAACGTAGTCAAAGAAGGTGCCTGCGGGCGGTTGGCCGCTCGACTCCGGATTGTAATTCGGGTCGGCCTTTTTGGCGCTCGGGAGGTGAATGTAGCGGAAGCCGACGGCCTGTTTTTCCTCGCCGGAATTGAGGGCCTTGCCGTTTTCATCGATCCATTCGCGGGATGCAATGGCTTCGCGCTTCTTTTCGGTATTCGTGGTTGTATCAGACATGACTGTTCCTTTTAGTTCGGGGGTGAGAGTTCACAATGTCAAAGAGCCCGGCGGCGAACCGCCAAAGACATAATCACTCCGCGCATCTGCGGAGTCGAGTCGTGAATGAAAATCTTTGATCACGAATTGTTACAAGGTCAGAGCCCAGGCATTGGCTGAGCCAGTCAGCTGAGCAGAATACCAAACCCCATAAGCTGACCGAATTACTTGAGGGGCTCATGTATTCGGGAAGTCCGTAATTCGGCTGGCCTGAAATTCGGGTGGCCCGAATTCTAGAATCCCGAAGGGGGGCGGCCCCCTCTCAGGCCGCCTCGCCCCCCGAGAACGCCATTTCCGGTGCGCGAATAGAATTGAGAGTTAAATAGCCCCATTTTCGCCTTCCACCCCCACCCCCGCCAATTGGAGTGATCATTCCCGTATGACACAAAATCCGCTCCCTGAAGATTTCACCGCTGACCTTGATTCTGTGAAGCCGATCACCAATGTGTTCGGAGATTTTGGCCGGCTTTGGCGGCCCACGACCGCGATGGCTTGGTACGATGGAATAATCGATGATCTATTAAGCCATCCTGGAACAACAATAAAAGATTGTGCCCTGCGGCTCGGAAGATCCTACGGCACCGTCTCGACCATCTATAATTCTGATCTCTTCAAAGCTCGCTATCGCCAGCGCCGCGAAGCCTTCGAAGAAACTTTGAAAGACAAATTGACCGACAAATTGGTCAAAGTCGCCGAAGCCGCCCTCGACCATACGCTCACCGCATTAGAGAAAAAGAGAGATGCAATTCCCCTTCCCCTTCTGAATGATATTGCAAAAAGTTCCCTCGACCGTCTCGGTTATGGTCCCGAACCCCCACGAAGTGGGAGTCCGTCAGTGAATGTCAATTTGACGAACAATAATGCGACGCAGACCGTGAGTGCGGAAGGTCTCGCTCGCGCCCGCGCCCATCTGAAGACATTGGAACTGAAAAAGAATCCAGCTCCTCTTCAATCGAAGTCTCCTGTTGCGGGACAGGAGTCTGAAATTGGAGAAGAGAGTGAGGGAGAGGATTGATGGTCCATCCGCCCACGCCATACAGGAATGCATGGTCAAAGCAGAACGAGGCTTCTCCTCTCCCTCATTATATTCGACACTTGCCAGATTTGCCGATTCTGAGCGCATATAGAGATCACAGCCCGCCATTCGTGAGCAAGGTGCATTACAAGCCGAGAGGCTCAAAGCTTCAAGGTCTGAGATTTCAAGAGAAGGTTTTAAATTGGCTCCCCCAAAGCTTCCTGATTCGATCTCCGTGGTTTTCCTATGTCGATCGGAGTGGGCAGAACTTCTGGTGCCAACCAGACTTCTTAATTGATTCTTATGATCAGAATCATATTCTTGTGGGAGAAATTAAGATTCGATTCAATTCAGATGCCTTTCTGCAATTGGAGAAGCTTTATATTCCAGTTTTGCAGAAAGCTCTATGTGTCGATGCAAGATTGGTTCCCCTCGCTGTTTGTCATTCGCATGATCCGGAAGTGCAGACTCCGCGCCCCCGTCACTTGATCGATCATATTGGGCAGATTGATCCGGAGGCGTTCAATGTACTAATTGTTCATTGAAGGGAAAAAGAATGCCTCCGAGTGGAATGGATTTACATTCTGGCAAATATGAGGTTATCCAGCCCCGGCGTCGCAGACGGACGTCTGGAGGGGAGTCTGGAGGAGGTGCGGGGGGTGGTCCCTCTGGCGGTGCAGTAACGGATTACTTTACCTCATATGGAGGAGCGTGGGGATTTGAGCCATTGGCGACTGATCCCAGTGCGGTCTATGACTCCTCAGTGAATAAGACTATTCAGGCTTATAGCGTCTGGAACGGCCAAATGCAAGAGGTCCACGTTGCCTCTTACGATCACGCTACAAGCTCCTGGTCGGATTCTTATCCGATTGGCAATGTTTGTATGTTCAATGATACTCATGGGCAGCCTGCTTTATTCAAAGATCAAGATGGTTATTGGTGGTGTTTTTATGGACCGCACAGCCAGCTTATGCCTTATAGTCGGAGCAAAAATCCGAATGACATTACTGCTTGGATAGGGCAATCGACTTCAGATCTCGTTGGTTATTATACTTATCCTCATCCGACGTTTGTTCCCTCACAGAATAAGGTTTATTTGTTTCTTCGATCATATGACTCCGTAAATACTTGGTTCGACCTTTATATTCGAATTGGTACGATTTCTGGAGGTGTGATTTCATGGGCAGCAGAAGTTAAGATTCTGAATTGGCTCAATTCGAGGGTCTATCAAGGAAACCATATTCTTGTTGGGAATGAGATTCAATTTCTGTGTACTCAAGCGAATACGGGCGACACTTCAAGATTTGATGTCTTTGCATTCCGCTACAATGTGACTGACGGCTCGATTAAGAATTGGGACGGCACGGTTACGACGCTTGTGGGTGCTTATCCGATAAGTCTCGCCACCTGTCAGACGAGTTATCGAATCGTGAACGGTGGTGGGCTGGATGGTCAAATTCCTCTATGGGCTGACGACACAAACGGCAATCGCCATGTTATATTCATGAGAGCCGCGTCGGTAATTGGAGGCCCGTTCAATTTCTATCATATTGTTTCAGTTGGTGGGGCGCCGAATGTATTCAGTTCGGCGACGCTTTTGGGTTCGTTCGGCACTTCTGGACCTTATAATCATCGTTATGACGGCTATGCGATTGCTCAATTGCCGAGTGGAGGGATGAGAGTATTCTGGCCGAAGGCCAGTGGCAGCTTTGTTCGAGGAAGTCCAACATTATCCTATAGAGATCGAGATTCGGGCGGGGTCTGGTCTGCGGAAGCAGATTGGTTTTCTGTTTCTGATGGTTCTGCACTCGACGCTCCTATGGCGGTCAAGAATGGTTTGTCGTCTTACAGGATGGCGATTACGAATAATAGTGGTGATGGCACACTTAATGTTCCGAGTGGCTCGAATCCTGGTCCCGGACCGGGAAATAAGCTTTATGCATTCGATGATAATAAGAATAAAGTTATCCGAATTCCAGCGAGCCCGCGGCAATATTTATCCCAGACAGAGTTGGCACTTAATAGAATGACTGTAGCGCCCAGTTCAGCCCGCGCCGCGCTTTATGATACTCTGATTCGTGGTTTGAGATCTGATGGGATCGCGGATCTTCTGGATGCACTCTATTTGCCAAAGTGTCATGATCGTCAAGCGGCGCGAATTAATATTCTGCGCTCTGGATGGGATCTCACTGAAACGAATAGTGGATCGATCACTTTTGTGACTGATAATTATATTGCTGGAAATGGGACGACCAGTTATCTTTCGATGGTTCTGAATCCGCAATTTCAGCAGACGCCCTCGCTTAATTTAGGGGGAGGGAGTATTTTACGTTATAATCAGAATTCGGCTTCGGTCTTCGGAGTTACTGGAAATCTGGGAGATGCAGGGACTGCATTCGGATTTGGTGATGCGACGAATTTTAGAATCGGAGTCGCGAATATTAATTCGACACAATTGGCCACTCGTCTGAACAGAGAAGCGCCCACAACGACAATCTCTCTTGGAACGAATGGAGGAATTGGTTTCGCTGGCGTTACTCGAAAAGACATCAATAACATTAGCTATAATGTGAATGGTACGCAGGCTACGGTCGCTCAAGCTGCAACTGGCCTGACACTCACTGGATTCGGGTTCTGTGGTCAGGGTGTTGGAACAAGCTTCTCGAATAGGCAAGTGAAGGCGGCGGGGTTTGGAGGCGGACTGACCCCGGCGCAATTAGAATTGCTTCGTATTCGGATCAACAATTTCTTGAGTGCCTTCTGATGGAAAAAGAAAGAGAAGAGAAAGAGAAGAATAAAGTCTCGGTAGATGAATTGGTCGGTCTCTGTGCCGTCGATGATCAATTGTTCGTGCAGACCTTTTTCCCGAAGGCCGCCCGCCAGGCCCCGGCCCCATTCCATTCGGATATTTGGTCTCATTTGAATGATAGCGCGAAGCGCTATGTTAATTTGGTGTGCTTTAGAGATTCGGCGAAAACTACACTGCTCAGAATGTTTACTGGAAAGCGGGTCGCATTTAATTTGAGCAAAACGATATTGTATGTCGGAGCAAGTGAGCCCCACGCTGTTCGATCTATTCGATGGCTTCGCAGTCGGATTGAAAAGAAGATGGGAGCTGGAGGCCAAGAGAAGCAAGATCCTTTCGCAACAACTTTTGGTCTGCGCCCCGGCGCAAAATGGACGGATACAGAACTTGAGATATTTCACGGCGTTGATGTCAATCCTATCTGGGTCCTCGGCGCTGGTATTACTGGCAACATTCGTGGCATTAATTTTGACGACTATCGTCCTGACCTTATTGTACTCGATGATATACTGACGGATGAAAATGGCTCCACACTCGAGCAAAGAGAAAAGATAATTGATCTTGTGATGGGAAGTCTTAAAGGGTCTCTGGCTCCAGCGAGTGAGAATCCGAATGCAAAGCTCGTCATGCTCAACACCCCGCAGGCCGTCGATGATGTTGTTCATATTGCGGAAAAAGATCCTGAGTTTTTCTCAGTCCGCTATCCTTGCTGGACGAAAGAGACGATGGGCCTCGATGTCTCTCAACAGCAAAGTTCGTGGGAAGCTCGCCATCCAACGGAAACTCGCCGCGCTGAAAAGCGGGCAGCCATTGCGCTCAATCGGCTCTCGATCTTCAGTAAGGAGAAAGAGGTCCGAATCATTTCGCGTGAGACCGCAGTTTTTAAAGAGGAATGGCTTCGTTTCTATGATGAGCCCCCTGAGATGGGAACAACGGTGCTGGCGATCGATCCCGCGCCTCCGCCAGTTAAACGTCTTGAGCAGAAGCAGATTGCGAAGAAAGATTATCAAGTCGTGGGGGCGCTGAGGCGGCATGGGGGGAATTATTATCTATTAGAATATGAAGCGTTGCAGGCCGCGCCGCCCTCATGGGTTGTGACGAAGTTCTTCGAAATGCGTTACCGCTGGAGGCCTTATAAGGCGATTGTGGAGTCGGTCGCATATCAGGCGACGCTCAAGTGGATTCTCGAACAAGAAATGATGAAGAGGCAAGAATGGACAACGATCGAGGCATTCAATGACATTAAAGCTAAGCCGATTCGGATTCAGAGCGCCCTGCATGGTTTGGCTTCAAATGGAAGGCTTTTTATTCGGCGAAGTCACACAGCTTTTATTGAACAGTGGACAAAATATCCCGCGGTCGAATTTGATGATATTCTCGACTTCGCTGCGATGGGAGTCTTAGGGTTGACGAATGCTTATGCGGAGACTGAAGAGGACAATGATAATATTGTCCAATTGAGAGCGAGGAGAAATGCACCATGACGGATAAAGATCTCGAATCTTATTATGAAAGGAAGCAGTCGGTGAAAAAGTGGACCGATCCGAGAGAGGGAGAGGCTGAAGCTGCCGGGGATGACCGGAATGCGGAATTCGAGCATCCAAACTATGCTGGAGATCCCGGCCCGCGAAATGCGAAGACAAAACGCGGAGATTGAAATGGGAGATTGAGATGGATCAAGGGGAGTACGAACGCCGTGTCAAAGCACTTCTTAATGCAAAGATTGCGGCTGGTGGGGCGTTCGACCCCGAGCAGGGAAGAGAGTATAATCTGGAAGATAGAAGAAATGAGGGCGCACCGCTGCTGGATTCGGCAAGGCTCCTCGATCCGACGCCGCTGGCGAGTAGTCTTCGACCTCGATACCTCCCTCCAGGAGAATATTATGCAAACCAGCTCGAGCCCGGAGATCAGAATAGTCCACTCGCAAAGCAATTAGGGATAAATGATATTGAGAGATCGCATAATTTGGATATTCTGAAATTGTTGGGCTTCGGAGGAAGTTGAAATGGTAACGCGAAGCTTTGATAGGCAGACTGAGAACTTCCTCTTGCAAAGGCTTGAGGCGAGGGTTAAGTATTCGATGCAAAAGCGGTCGGATCGAATCAAGCAATGGGAGATGGCGGAAGATAAAGCTCTCGCTTATCTTAAAGAGCAAGATGAAGATGCTCTTCGCCGCTCGGCGCGGGAATTGAAGGGCCAGACCACCTACACTACGATGCAGATTCCGTATTCTTACGCCACTCTCATGACCGCCCATACTTATATGACGTCTGTTTTCTTTTCACGATCTCCGGTGCATCAATTCAGTGGCAGACATGGCGAGACAGAGCAGCAAGTGAGTGCATTGGAGGCTTTAACCTCGTATCAGGTCGAAACAGGTCAACATCTGGTCCCGTATTATATTTGGTTGTATGATAGTGGAAAGTATGGTTGTGGTATTCTGGGAAATTATTGGGCGAATGAGCAGGTTCAGTATTCGAGTGTAGAGCAGATGATGATTTTCGGTCCGGATGGCCTTCCGATTCCGGGTTCTGAAAAGAAGGTGCAGCAAACGTTCCGCTCTGCTGGGTATCAAGGGACGAGGGTGTATAATGTCAGTCCGTTCGATTTCGGCCATGATCCGCACTATCCGATGTACAGATTCCAAGAGGGAGAATTCTGTTATGTCCGGAAAACAATCGGATGGAATGAAATCAAAAAGAGACAGTTTGCCGGCTGGTATACTAAGGATGGAGTCGGAAGATTACCCGCCCGACCCCCTCACACTGCGCAGATTCAAGAAGGTTCTTCGGCACTTCTTCGCCCCGATCGAGTGTATCAGCAAACGTTGGGCGCGGCGAATGAAGATCTGAAGCATCCTACAAGTATTGATATTTTTGAAGTGTATGTTGATCTTATTCAGAGTGAGTGGAAGATTGGAAGTTCAGATTTTCCAGAGAAGTGGGTCTTCACAATCAGCTCCGATTATGCGGTCTTGCTCGGGGCAGAACCATTGGGGAACGCACATGGAAAGTTTCCATTCTCAATCATCGAGACAGAAATCGAAGGATACGGATTATATTCTAGAGGAATCCCTGAAATTATTGATCCAATACAACGAACTATGGATTGGCTCATTAATTCCCATTTTTACAATGTTCGCGCAGCCCTCAATAACCAATTCGTTGTTGATCCGAGCAAAATTGTTATCGATGACACGGAGGATGGCGGACCTGGTTTCATTTACAGACTCCGTCCTGAAGCATATGGAACAGACATCACCAAATTCTTCTACCAAGTACCAGTTGCAGACATTACAAGAGCCCATATGTCTGACCTGGAGGCAATGCAGACGATTGGAGAGAGAATTACTGGAATTAATGAACAAATGTTCGGAGGGATCTCCAAATCCCGGACAACAGCGACAGAAGTTCGCACTAGTACGGGATTTGGAGTCAATCGATTGAAGACCATCACCGAATATATAAGTGCGATGGGGATCTCGACGCTCGCCGCGCGAATGGTTGCGGATAGTCAGCAATTTTATGATATGGACAAGAAGTTCAAGATTGTGGGTGATCTCGCGCAGATGGCCGGTCCGAGGTTTATGCAGGTCGATCCGGGAAGCATTATGGGAGATTACGATTTCGTTCCAGTCGATGGGGCGCTGCCGGTCGATCGAATGGCGATGGCGACTCTTTGGCAGAACATTATGGGGCAGATGAGAAATTTCCCTCAATTATTGATGCAGTTCGATATTGGCAAAGTTTTCACACATATTTCGCAGTTGGCTGGGATTCGGAATATCAATCAGTTCAAGATTCAAGTTGTACCTGATCAAATGCTCGCTGCGCAGGCACAGGCGGGCAATGTTATACCACTCCGACCCGGTGGTCCGCAGGTTTCTTTCAATCCGAATGTTGCTACTCTACCGAGCGCGGGAGCGGAGCTAGCGGGGGAGAATGCAGAATCTGGTGCAAGGAGTGAAGCTCTTGGCAGACCAAGCTATCCGTGATGGCGTGAGGCGCCACCGCGAGTTGACGAATGAAGAAAAAGCAGAGATCCGAACCGGAAATGCGATTCGGAATCTTATGAATACTGAAGGCTGGCATGTTTATGAGAAGATTCTTCAACATCACCTTCAAAGTAAGCAGAATGAGTTTCTTCAACCTGCTTCAGTTGAGGTTGATGGGATTAGTCAGATTTTGAGGTCTGAGAGCGCAAAAGGCGCCATTATGGGATTACGACTCGCCCTCAGCATTTGTGAGGGTATCCTTTCGTCCGATAAGGCGCTTCGGCTCCGGCTCGGACTTGATGCTCCGGGAGAAGATGAATGACACACTGGCTTGAAAGCGCAAGGTTTCCCCGCTTCCTCTTGGATGAAAATTCAAGTTCACCTTCCGGCGGCGCGCCCCCTTCGTCGTCGGGTTCTCCTGCACCGGGAACGTCTGATGCTCCAGACAGCGGATCGTCGCCTCCCGAGACGCCCGGTTCCGGTGCAGGAGATTCTTCTTCAGATTCGCGAAGCGAATCTCATGATTCGTTCGATGGCTTCGATGATGATATGGATGCCGTCGATCTCGGAATGGCTGACCAAGCAACGGGTGACGAGCCTGGTGCTTCTGTCAGTCCTCAAGCCGGAGGTCCAAAAGCCACCGAGCCTAAAGCTGCCGCTCCAGCTTCGACTGAAGTGAAGCCGCAGGATCAGGTTAAGGACGCTCAAAAACCTCCGGCACCCGTTGCGAAAGAGGCGCCTTCTTCTCCTCAGTCGCAATTGGATATGGCTCTTCAAGGCTTCAAGGCTAATGAGAAAGAGCTTGGCGAGTGGGCGAGTCAGAATCTCTTTTCGCTCACTCAAGAGGAGAAGGATGCGCTGGAGACTGACGCCGTCAGTATGATTCCCAAATTGATGGGCAGAGTTTATGTCGGGGCGCTTCAGGCGGCCTCGAATCTGATCAAGAACTTTGTCCCGGAAATGGTGAATAGTGGCGTTAGTGTTCAGGCTCAGCGCGCCGCCAAAGCAGCTGAGGCGCTCAACGAATTCTATCAGGCCAATCCTCATCTTTCTGCGGATAAGCATGGGGCAGTGGTCGATAGGTGGGCGAGAGCGTTCAGGGCTGCGAATCCTCAAGCTTCACGCAAGGATGCGATCGCGTTTGTCGGTCGGGCGGTTAGTGCGGAGGTGGGAGTCTTTCCCGGTCAGAGTCAATTGAATGGGGGTGCGAAGCGCCCACAGCCGTTCGCTCCTGCTCGTCCCGGAGGGAAGGCCCCAGTCTCTAGCCAGCAACATGATCCGTATGCTGGAATGGAGGATGATGATTACGATAATTGAAGGAGATACTAGATGTCTGGTATCGCTGGCCTGCGCGGAACAGGCGACTGGGGCACGGACGAGCGTCCCAAGAACTTCCGCGAACGAATCTTGTTCATCTCACCGAATGGCAATGCACCCATCTTTGCTCTTACGAGTAAAGCGGGAAAATATAGTGTCAATGATCCTGAATTCGCATGGTGGGCGGAGAGTCAGAATCTAGTCCGCCTCATTGTGAGCGGTGCGGTCGCTTCGACCGACACATTGGTGACTGTCAGCAGTGTTGATCCCACTGCGACGACGATGTCCGCACTCTATGGCACCGCCACCAATCTGAAGCCGGGTGATATTCTTCTGGTTGAGCCAGCGGCAGACGCGGTGACGTTCGCGAACGAGTACTTGGAGGTCGATACAGTTATCTCTGATACGCAGTTCACGTGCAGAAGGGGTGCTGGCGGATCTACTCCGGGCTCGATTTCGAATGGCGGCGGTCTGACCCTGGTCGGATCGTCTTACGCTGAAGGCACGGGCGCTCCCCGAGCAGTGAGTCGCAATCCGGTGAAGTTCAAGAATTATATTCAGATCTTCAAGGATTCTTATGAGCTGACTGGGACGGCGGCGGAAACGTTCGCCAGAACGGGGAATGCCTGGTCGAATGATAAGAAGCGCAAGATGTTCGACCACGCGCGCGACATTGAGATGTCGATGTTGTTCAATCCGGCGGGGGTTGAAGTGGTCGGCGATAACGGGAAGCCGAAGCGCTTCATGGGCGGACTGCGCACTTTCATTCCAGCGACGAACACTACGGTGTTCTCTGTTGCGACGACTGCGCAGACGTTCGCGGATGCGGTCGCGCCGGCGTTCAATTTCGATCTGGGGGGCGGAGACACTAGGCTCGGCTTCTGCGGCAACACGGCTCGAGTCGAGCTGGGTAAGATTATTCAGGCCGCGACGGGTATCAAGATTGAGCTTGGCAATCCTGTCAAGCTCTTCGGTGTTGATTTCCAAGAGTTCATTCTGCCGATGGGCAGGATTCTCTTGAAGTCTCATCCTCTGCTGTCTCAACATCCGCTGTATCGGAAGGCGTTGTTCTTGCTTGATTTCTCTTGCATCAAGTATACAACGATGAAGGGGCGGCCGGACGCGAAGATTAAGGACGACGTGCAACTCCCGGACGAAGATGTGCGCCGCGGATTCATTCAGTCCGATTGTTCACTGATGGTTGACGGCGGTGGGCTTTCGCAAGCCTACGTCGGCAACATTAGTGCAACTTGAAGGGAGGCGCATATGCGTTCCAATCTGGACGACTCGAGGGCACGCGCTCTTATGCTCGACGGCCCTCAAAAAATGACGTCGCAATATAGCACGATCTCGGCGGATCTGACGATCGCTCAAGGAGGTCCCTATCTGTTCACGGTCGATCCGGGGACCACGGCGCGGAATGTTCTGCTCTATACTCCGACGAATAATCAGGTCGTTCATCGACACGAGATCATTAATTTGGGGACTTCGACCGGAGTCCTCACGATTAAAGATCCCACAAATACGACCACATATGGCACCGTTCCCATCGGCAAGAAGGGAGAGGTGATGTGGAATCCGAAGACGCAATTGTGGGCAGTGTTCCCGAGCGCATAATGTGCTCGGCGAAGAAAGGAGAGGCGAAATGGCGTATGTTCCTGTTGTAATCAGTGGAGTCAGTTATCCGAAAAATAAGAAGGACCCACCGCAGCCGGTCACGATTGTAGGGAATGCGTGGATTGCTGGTCTTATGGTCGATGGCGGGCCGGTACTTCCTCCGGCGCAGCCTGACACTCCTCCGGGTGTTCCGGCGTTCCCGATTTGGGGACCGCCCGGAATGGATCTTCCTGATAAGCCGGGTTATCCGCCGGTCGCGGGTGGAGGTCCGATTATTCCGCCAGAGTCTCCGCCGGATATTCCGACTGATCCGACGACTCCGAAGCCGCCGCCGCCTCAAGGAGGGTGGGGTTGGCATCCGGTCTATGGATGGGGATATTTCCCTGGATCTGGAGGGAAGCCGCAGCCGGGAGGTGGAGGTTAGGTGTAATTGGGGACATTATCAGGTCGATGATGTCCCCATTAACCTTTGGAGGCGTCAATGGCGAAGAAACATCCGGGTTTCAAGAATGTACAAAAAAGCATCGCTCGGAAGCAGGGAGTTTCAGAAGAGCGCGCCGGTGCGATGCTCGCAGCGGGGACGCGAAGAGCGAGCGCTGCTGCGAAGAAAAGAAATCCCCACCTGAAAAGAGTGAAGGGGTAGCGCGATGGCAAGAAAAGGAAGAGGAGATCGCCCTCCTGTAAAGGGCTCTAAGGTTCGAACAAAAGAGCAAAGGATGGCGGCGCGAAATGCTCCGCCGGGGCTTAGTCAGAGAGGGGGACCGCCAAAAGGGAAAAAACCAGCTCGAAGGAGTCAGTGATGGCAAAGGGATTCAAGAAAGCGCGGTCGGTCAGCAAGCGCAAGCCGAGAGATCCGGAAGAAAGAAGGGAAAAGCGGCCATCTCGAGATGATCGGGGTGGACAAGAAATGAATCCGAACATGGCTGGGATGTATGGAGCGGGGAGTCAAGAGCCCCCGGCAGCACTCTCTGCCGCGCTCGGACCAATCAAGAAGCCGGGGATGTAAAATGATCGCGGGGCTCATATATCTTGTGATATATATGATCATTATTGGAGTAATCGTCTGGTTACTCCTCTATCTGATCGATGTGGTCCCGCTCCCCGAGCCGTTTAATCGGGTGGCGCGAGTGGCGATCATTGTGGTGGGAGTCTTGATTATTATTCTGCTCCTGCTTCAGTTCATTGGGGCTGATGTTCCGGTGCCACGATTAAAGGGAGGTTGAAAATGCCCCCGAAAAGTGAAGCCCAGCGTCGAGCGATGGGCGCGGCTATGAGTGGCCACTCGACTCTTGGAATTCCTAAGTCCGTCGGGAAGGATTATATTCAGGCGGATAAAGGTGGAAAACTTCCTAAAAGAGTGAAAAAGGGAAAAAGGAAGCAGAGATGATACTCGATCAGGCCATCGCTGAAGTTCAGCAGATCGCCGGATGGCGGTCGGATAAGGTTGCCGAGATCACTCGGGCGCTCCAATACGCGCAGAATGAGCGTGAAAAACCGAGCCGCACGTATCCGTGGTTTCTCAGAAAAGAGAATCCGACCGCCATCGTTACGTCTTATAATGTTGCGCAGTATAGTATTCCGAGCGATTATATTGAAGACACGGAGGAGAAAGATGGGAATCTATTCATCTATCTCCAATCTTCAGGGGCAAGCCCGCCGCAGGTTCCGGGGGATTCACGCTCGCGGACCGTGTTTCTTAAGAAGCAGAGTTTTCAGGATTCCCAAGTCCGTTATTTCGGTGAATGGCCTTACGTCTACTATAATCCCGCAGGTGCGCGTTACGATACGGGGAGTTCGGTGGGACCCGGAGTGCCTATTGATTATTATCTCGGGGATAGCTTTGTCCTTCTTTATCCTACTCCTGATGGAGTTTATAATATTTCGTGGCGTTATTGGGCTCAGGACGCTGCTCAGACTCTTGGAATGGAAAACAAATGGTTAAAGTTCGCGCCGTGGGTTCTGATTGGCCACGCGGCGCTGAAGATTTGCGCGGATCTGGGAAATAAGGATGGAGTTCAGACGGCAAGTACGATTCTTCAAGGGGCGGAGGATAATTTGTTTCGCGCCACGATTAATCGGAGTGAGGCTGGGAAGAGGCGTTCGATGGGGAGCCGGTTATGACAGTCGAGACTGCAACGTATATAGCGGATCTTCAGCCGACAAACCCTCCGGGAACAGATCCAAAGTCTCAGGGTGATGATCATATTCGGTTAATTAAGCAGGTTTTGCAGAATACATTCACCGGGGCGAGTCGAGCGTTTCAACTTCCTTCAACGATTTCTAAAACTGCGAACTATACTATTCAACGCTCCGATGGAGAAAGCATTATATATTGCTCGACTGCGGCGGGAGCGGTGACATTAACGCTGCCGACCCTGACCGCGGCGGACCAAGGATGGAAGGTCTGCTTTATAAAGACAACGCTCGATGCTAATCCGATTTTTGTTGTTCCGCCAAGCGGGAATGTTAATTCTGGAGGTTACACCGTTGCAAAGGCACGGCGCGCGGTTCCGAGTAGAATGCAGTATGCTATTTGGGATGGCTCGACGTGGTATATTCCGAGGTCTCATAGTTTCCCGATTGGAACGATCTTGGCGTATTGGGGTCCGGGCGGTGCAGCGGTTGCGCCCGCTGGTTTTGAATGGCCGGACGGCCGCGCGCTCGCAGCGGCAAATTATCCAGAATATGCGGTGGCTCTTGGTGCGAATGCACCGGATATTCGAGGTTACGCTTTACAGACTTTAGATAATATTGGTGGCACTGCGGCTGGACGCTTGCCGAGTGGTTTGATTAATGGAAGTACGCTCGGCGCTACAGGCGGCGTCGATGCTGTTACGCTTACGAATGCGCAGATTCCGGCGCATTTTCATGGAGCGCCGATTATCGATCCAGGGCATTCGCATAGCTTCAACTATACAGGTCCGGCGGTTGGCCCCGGAACAGGTTCGACGCCGAACTATTTCTATTCTAGTACCTCTACTCTGGGCGGTACTACTGCCGCTGCGGTGACTGGTGTTCGGGTCAGTACAGCGAATGGTGCAGACCAAACGGCGAGTACTGGTGGCGGCGGTTCGCATTCAAATCTCCAACCGTCAATCATGGTGGCGAGGCTTTTGGTAACAGAGTGATGAATGTTTTTGTTATTCTAATCATTCTGCATTTGGTTGATGGAGGCCAA